ATGAATAACTTAAACGCCGCTGACATAGACCAGCTGATGCGGTTGATCGACGGTCTTCTAATTTCTGTTAGCGTTTCCGCCTTGATTTTAGGCGCTTTTATTGGTTGGTATCTTCGTGGCCGTTATGAGTCATGGCATTGGCTTAAACATGGCGTTTATTGCGATGACTGCGCACCGTTGGTAGGTCTCCCAAAAAAAAAGCCGGTCGGCTACTCATACGACTGTCTGAATACATCCGATTGTCTTTGTTTGAAATGTTTTGAGGCGTTATCAAATGCGAACAATAAATAATCTTCTCTGGTTCCTTGTTTCAATGTCAATAACGATTCTTTTAGTCTTAAGGTTCGGTGCGTAATGGAAAAGCCTCTGCACCCATCCGAGTTAGGCATTATCGATATAACGCTAGACGATCTTTATGCCTATGCTGATTTAATGGAAAAATTTAATAACGCCAAGGCATTTATACCAGTCGCCTATGTAAGCGCCATTCCTGTTTGTCCTCCTGCCAATTATCCCGAGCCTTTGCCGTCGCAAAACATGGGGCTTTCTTTGGCCCAGTTACCGCAGCCAGTTCCCGGTCGTCAATGCCCACCGGCGCAACCGTCTTTATGGTCTAAAAAACGTGCAAGCAGCTGCTCAAAAAAAACAGGATGATTATGAAGCAATCGCCGCAACATTTGCCGACCGGCATTATATTCGGGGTATGGATTATTGTCGTACTTGTAATGGTAGTGGCTGCGTTGCTTGCAGCGGTCACGGCTGGCGGTATACATCCGTTTCCATTGCTTTCGGGCGGGGTCTAAATTCCGTGATTACCGATAGCAATCCTTACAAAAAAGAAACCGCATTTAATGAAATGATGGCGTGGGGCAGGGGATACAAAATAACCCAACTTGCTGAAGGTGCAAGAATCGCCGCGTTGATTCGTCAAGCTATTAAGGCGGGACAATGAGCATAGTTCAAGCAACTCGCGACGATTTAAACGCAAGATCAAGCGCCCGGCCTATGACTAAGGCCAAAGCCAAAAAGCTTGCCATTAAGCATTTATTGGCAATCGAAGAACGATACATTTTTAGTAAAACCTTGGTTTATTTCTATCTGCAATGTCAGGGTATCGAGCCGCCGAAAGCATCAAATGACGATTCTTTTTTTCTGCGTGTGCTGTGTGTTGATTGGTGGACTCGGAAGCTTTTAAGAAAGGACGCTCGTGACAGAGAAGCCAAGTCGATACTTGCCGGAAACGTTGCCAAGGGGCGGCAAATTTATTGTTCGGATGCCACCGTTATCAACGTGCAAGAGCGCTGGGCAAATACCCTACAAGGCATGGAGCAAAAATTGTGCGTTTCCGATGCTGGCGACGAACTCGACATGTTAGATATATTAAAGAGCAGTTTGGCAAATCCAGAAAACCGCCGCGCTGAATTAATGGTGCGTATGTCAGGCTTTGAGCAGTACGCTGACAGCAAGGACCATATCGGCATGTTTTACACCATTACCTGCCCGTCTAAATATCATCGGTTCATGGGTAAGAGTCTGCAAAAAAACACCAAATACAACGGCGCAACGCCCAAGGATGCCCAAAAATATCTGGTCGGCGTCTGGTCAAGAATTCGGGCGGAGCTTGATAGCTGGGGTGCTAAGCCATACGGATTCCGCGTGGCCGAACCGCACCATGACGGCACACCTCATTGGCACATCCTGTTATTCATGCCGCGCGATTATGAATACCTGATTACTGAAACCATTCAAGAGTACGCCTGCAAGGAAGATTCGCACGAACTCGCATCGCCCGGCGCAATGGATGCGCGTTTTAATGCCAAACGTATTCTGAAAGAAATCATAACCAAGGACGGCGTTAAGAAAGTGTCGGCAACCGGTTATATAGCCAAATACATCGCTAAAAACATCGGTTTTGATATTGGCATGGATAGCGAGGACGCAGCCCAGTCAACCGATAAAGTCAGTGATCGGGTCCGGGCGTGGGCTTCAACGTGGGGCATCCGTCAGTTTCAACAACTGGGCGGTGCGTCCGTGTCAGTCTGGCGAGAATTGCGGCGACTTAAAGATAAAGAAATCGAACATGACGTAATCCGCGAGGCTCGCGACTGCTGCATCAATAACGATTGGGCGGGTTTTCTGGTCGTTATGGGCGGCACTGAGATAAAGCGCGTACAGCGCGAATTACAGCTGTTAAAGAAGAACGAATTTAACGAAGAAACCGGCGAGATGAAATTAAATCGCTATCAAGAGATCGTCTGGAAAATCGTTGGCATTACAGCCGATGTTTTCGACGTGGTCACGCATTTTAAAAAGTGGACCATTATCCAAAAACCCCAAGACATTAAGGCGAGCGGGGGAAGGCGCTTTAGCGCCTCCCCGCCGCTTTAGCGGCCTTGGAGTTCTATAAATAACTGTAGCAAATTTTAACAATGAACGAGGATTAACAACATGGCTCAATTTTCAAAAGGTCGATTTTTAGAAATTAAAGAAGATCAGCAGCAGGTCTATAAAGACAATAAGCCGGTCGAGGGTGAATTTAAAAAACGGATTCGTGTTTTATTCATGCCGTCTAAGCCCGATTCCATGTGGCTGAATGTGACTGATGCACCTGTCGACGTTATTCAAGCAGCGGCGGCTTTAGTCGGTGTCGAGCAGGATATTATGTTTCCGTCCCGTATAGGCGTATTTAACGACGTTCCGTTTCTGTCATTGGCTACCGGCGCAACAATCGATGATTTTTCAATCTCTCAAAAATTGCCGCCGCTTCGTCAAAAAGAACCGGCTAAGGCTTAGGGCTTAGGTTAATGCTCAATAATCAATCGTCTGAACTTCGTCGCATAGCTCGCAAAGCTCGGCGGTTTTCGACACGTAATAAACAGAACAAACCGGCAAAATTTAGTGTCTGCACATCAGATCATGTCGGAACTGTTTTTTATCCGAATTTAGAGACTGTTCTCTAAATAGTTAGCATCACATGAGGGATTCTAATGATTTGCGTTAAAACTGCGGTTTTGTTTGCTGGTACTAATTCCGTTAGAGAGGACGTTGTTGGTGGTGCTCAGGCTTTAGTATTTGTTGCCGACAGTATGCAGACAAATTGTGCTAACTACGTGGTTTTAAGTGCGGGTGAATACTATCCGTTTGATTTTTCGCATATTGATCCATTAGTGATGTCCGAAGCGGTTGGTGCTGGCTTTATTTTGTCGTACGGCTTAGTCGCGCTTGCGTGGGGCGGTCGTTTTATTATCTATTCCATTATGGGAAAAAAACTATGAACACATCTACAAAAAGAATTTTACTTACCGCTGTCGGTGCTTCTGCTGCTTTGATGGGTACATCGGCTCATGCTTTGGGTCTGGCCGATCTGACTGCAACGGTTGATTTAAGCGCAATTTCTACGGCTATGACAGTCGTATTTTCCGGAATGATTACCGTCGGGATTTTCATGAAAGGCGGTCAGATCATCTCTAAAAAATTGGGCTGGGGTTAATCGGTCTTTTAGTTAGTTCAAAAAGCTCGGTGTAAAAACCGGGCTTTTTTTCGTTTAGGGGGGGGGATTATGGAACATTTGTACTATTATGCGGCCTTTTTGGTCGGTCTTTATTTGCCTTTCTATATCATGCGTTAATTATGGCTAGATTAATCTTTATTGCTTTGTCGGGGATTATATTTTCGTCATTTGCTTTTGCTGATACCTACACTGCAGTGTTAAAAGTAAATTGTCCCACAACGTCCTTTACTACCTCCGGATCCTATAATACAAATAGTTATATTTATTCGCCTTCAGACTGTTCGGGTTATTACACTGCTAATCGTGGTAGTTCTACTTATACATTTACCGCTTTGAGTTCACCGAACGCGAATAGTTCGTACGTCAGTATGTATGACAATGGTGCTTTAGCTTCTTATTTAGCCGTAGCCGGGCAATTAACTTGTCCTGCTGGTGGTACTGTTTCCGGTTCAGATTGTATTAATGCGTCTGCCTGTGTTGCTCCGAAAGTTCGCAATGAAATTACCAAAATGTGCGAAAACCCGCCTGTTGTTTGTTCTGCCACTGAATATGATAATGGCGGCACTTGCACCCCTATTCCTGATTGCAATGCTAGTTCCGAGACAGGCGGCAATTTTTTTAACAAAACTACGAAGCAATGTGAAATGGCATCTTCGCCTACTATTTGCATTAGTGACGTTAATAAAAAGTATTGCCCTCCCATAGATGATTGCAAACCTGCTTCTTATATTTGCTCAAATGACCCTCAAACCGTTGCTGACGCTAATGCGCAACGGTCGATGGAAATTCTTGCCACTAAAGCGTTGGCCGATGCCAAAAAAACTCAAGCTGACCAATTGGCTTCCGCTGCCGCCGATGCCGCCGCCGTTAAGGCCGGTTCTGTCGATACGGCGAAAGCTGCTAGGGATGCCGCTTCTGCCGCACTTGCCGCCGCTAAAGCATCTGGCGATCAAGCGGCAATTGGGCAAGCCATTAAGGACTTTGTAAAAGCGAATGATGCCGTAATTGATGCATTGGCTCGCGCGTCCAATTCCGCCGCTGCAAAACAAAAAGCGACCGATATTGGTGTTCAGATCGGTACTGAGGATGGTGCAATTTCTTCGTCTAATCCGGGTAATGCCGATGCTCATAATCGTAATATTGATGGATTGTTGCCGGGACTTTCTACCGCTTTAGATGACGCTGAATCAGGTGACGGTAACGGTACAGGTCGTGGTTCCGGCGTTGGTACGAGCACCAGTAGCCCGTCTAATGACACCACCGGTCTGGCGACTGATGCAACTGCAAAAGGTATTGAAGCGCATACCAAAGGCATTGAAGCTAATACTAAGGGGATATTGGATAAACTCAATGCCCCCGATTCTTTCAGCTCCGGGGGCAATGTTCACGGCAATGGTAAATCAGACGGGAAAACCGCCATATCTTCCGTGCTTTGCAAGGGCGATTGTGGGGCATCTCCGAGTTGTACATCCGGCACCTGTTCACCGTCTGAGCGTATAGATCGATTGAAGAGTTTATATTCCTTGAGTGCATCGGCCAGTGGTGAATGTCCACCTATTGAAATGGATTTATCTGGCGTTGGCTTGGGGAATCATTCGGTTAGCGGCCATTGTTCGCTCATGGAGTCGGTACGGTCATCGGTTTTCGTGATTATGACAATTGTCATGGCAATCGGTTTTATTTTTATCTTAATGAGCGCGTAAAACATGGGCATCGGACAAAAAATATCAGATTTTTTCACTTCCTTGGTTGATTGGATTAAATACTCGTTGGAGTATTTAACCGGTCTTGTTTCCGGCGTGATGGATGCGGTTGTTTATTACGTCAAGCTGTCATTTTATGCGTTAGCTAATGGCCTTTTTGATGCGTTGCAATCCCTGCTTGATGGTTCCGGTCTGTCCGCTAAAATCGCTTTTTTGCAGACAGCGTTTAGTGGTCCGTTGGGATATTTTGCTGATTTTTTCCTGATTCCTCAGTCGTTGGCGGCTTTGGGTAGTGCGTACCTGATTCGCTTCCTTATTCGTAGACTGCCGGTGATTGGCTAATGGCTGGCATAGTCGGCTTGGCTGGACAGCCAAGATCAGGAAAAAGCTACTCCAGCATTGAGCTGTTTGTCTCGCCTTGCTTGAAGGAGGGGAGGCACATCGTTACCAATTTGCCTTTGAAAATGGACGTGATACTGCAAGATTTCCCGGATGCCAGGGTGACGTTCATTGACGACTTGGTAAAGCACGATTGGGACAGTGTAGGTAACGGGGTCATGTTGATAATAGATGAGGTGTGGCGGTTGTGGCCGCAGGGTCAGAAAATGACCGCAATTCCTCATTCGCAGCTTGCGTTACTTAAAGAGCATGGGCATAGATCGGACGATACAGGTCGTTCTATGGATATTGTTTTAATCACTCAGGATATGGCTGATCTATGCGCCCCGGTTCGCGCTCTGATTGAAACCACTATCATTACCGCAAAGCATTTGGATTTGGGCAGGGAAGACAGCTTTATTCGTTACACTTGCAGAAAAGCGGCAAGCTTGAACAAAGACAACACTCCTCCAAAAAATCAGCTGGTATCGTCTGAAAATGGCAGGTATAGCGAAAACGTCTACCGCTATTACAAGACGCACATGCACAGTCAAGGCAATGCAGCGCCGAACGAAAAGCGCGTCGTAAGCTCAAGCTTCTTCAATAGCTGGAAATTCAAGGCGGGTTTGGCCGTCATGGTGCTGTGTCTGGTTGGCATGGTCTGGGGCGTATCGGCAACTCAAGAAAAAGTTCAGAAAATGAACGACAAGGCAAAACCCGCCAAGGCTGCAGCGACTGTTCCAGCGACTCAGATTCAAGGCGCAACTGTTTCGGTCAATGTGCCACCAGTACCGGCTAAACCGGCTTATTCTACTGAATGGCGCATTGCTGGCAAGATAACCGGTGTTACGGGTAAATATTTAGGCAAGGTGCCGATGGTTATATTAATGACGCAATCAGGCAACACGCGGCTGATTAGCGCCAAGAAATGTAAGCGCGAGGATTATGAGGATTATTGCGAGATCGAGGGTGAGATTGTGACCCGGTTTACTGGTCACAAAGGCGGTTACATCAAAGACGATTCTTTACCGGCCCAGGTGGCTTCTAATTAGCCGTAATCGTTACGCGGTTATTGCTTGTTCCCCTGATACAGTAACGGACATGTTACCGACTAGGTGAATTTATCGGCCAGCGAGTAACAGATAATATTTCATAAAAGTATATACTTTAACTTGACATTTCCATTAAAAGGTATATACTTAAACCAACTTAAACAAAAGGGGGTTTTATGAAAACTACAAAAACATTTCAAGGTTTGAACGGCAAACAAATCATTTTTTCCGCTGAATACTCAGTGGATTCAGATTTAGGCCGATTTTTGGATAAAAAAGGCAAGGCTTTTTTGTGTCGTATAGAAAATGACTATATAGCCATTCTTGACTCGTTGGGGTCTGAGGTGCTTGGGCATGTTAGCTTAGCAACAAAATTAGGCCAAATTTAGATGGCCCGGCCAATTAAAGAGGATAAAAAAGCGGCGATTTCCGTTAAATTGCCGCCGTATCTGATTGAGTGGATGGATAGACAGCCGGAGAGCAGGGCGGTTCTAATTGAAACCGCTTTGTGCAGTCATTACCAGATACCCGAGCATTTGCGACCGGTTTCGGTTAAGAAAAAGCCAGTAAAATCTAAACGAGGTCAGGCGCAGAAAAGCGTTACCGACCAGGTGATTGTTTCGGTCCATGAGTAACACTCTAGCTGTTACCATCCGGATATTATTTAACGCAGCAGAGTAACGTTATGTTGATTCTTTCATTATTTCCCGGCATTGGTCTATTGGATCGTGCCTTTGAAGATGCTGGTTTTTGCGTTGTCCGTGGTCCTGATTTAATTTTCGGTGGCGACATCAGGAAATTTTCGGCCATGTCGGGCAAATTTGACGGCATTATAGGTGGTCCGCCCTGTCAGGATTTTTCTAAGGCTCGACGTTCAGAGCCAACCGGTAACGGGTTGGAAATGTTAGATCAATTTAAGCGTGTCGTGATCGAAGCATCACCCGTTTGGTGGTTGGCCGAGAATGTTCCGGGTGTTCCCGATATACGTATCGACGGTTATTCATGGCAACGGCTTGACCTGAATTCGGCTGATTTTGGATCGAAACAGCGGCGTTTACGTCATGTTCAATTTGGTACACGGGATGGTACGCAGCTGATGATTGAGCGGTCAGGTGACGGCGGAAATGGCAATGAGAAAGAGCCAACAGTGACGGCCAATGATTCAAGGCCAATTTCAGAACTCGCAAGCCTTCAAGGTTTGCCGGTAGGTTTTGACATTCCAGCATTTACGCGGTCCGGTCTTGCCAGTGCCATAGGCAATGGAGTTCCGTACCCGATTGCGCGTGCTCTGGCCGAGTCCGTAAAATGCCGACGTGATTGGGGGCGTTTATGTGCGTGCGAATGTGGTCGTAGGGTAACAGGTCGGCAATTGACCGCTACAGGTGCATGCAGAAAGCGCATTTTCGACCGCAATCGTTACTCGCCGGCTGCTTGTTAACCTGATACAGTAACGGACATGTTACCGACCAGGCTAATTTATCGGTCAGCGAGTAACGGATTTCGATGATAGAATGTTGTTCGTTTTAAAACATCGGAGACTGCCGTTATGATTACGCTCGAACCCACTACAGAACAACGCATCAGACAGGCTGCAAACGACTCAGGCTTGACCATTCAAAGCTTCTTGGATCAGCTGATCGAGCGCTATTTATGTGACAAGCTGGACATTCAGCAAGCCGATTTATCAATGTCAGAATCGGGTGAGATCTCGCTTGATCAGCTCAAAGTCAAATATGACTTATAAGGTTACGCTTAAGCCGTTGGCTGAAAAGCAATTCGCCAAGTTACCCAAAGACATCCAAAAACGCTTGTTCTCTGCTTTCTTAATGTTGGCTGATAACCCGCGTCCTCACGGCTCTATCAAGCTGCAAGGTAACTTTGATTATCATCGTGTCAGGGTAGGGGATTACCGCATTGTTTATAGCATTGATGACCAAATACTTAAGGTCTTGGTGTTAAGCTTGGGCCATCGGCGGGATATATATGACAAGCTTTAAATACCCTAACGAATTAAAAAGCCAAGAATTCAAGCATTACGACGCTTATTACCACCTTCCTGGTTAACCCCGCTTTTGTTTTAGGCCGCACCATTATTTTCCCGCTTTAATAGCCTTTGTTAGGTAAAACAAAACCTGTTGATTGGGCTTGTGATCTTGGTGGTTAAAAGGTAGATAGGGAGGCATCGCCCGACCGGTATTTCACGTAAGCCGGTTTAATGTACTTTTCCGGTTCGCTGCCTTACTCATTACACATGCAAAACGTATATGAATTAGCGCAAAATGAGCAAGGGCGTGGTGATTGGCTTCGCCCCATTCGTACCGTTAACCGCTTTTGATTTATGACCGACAATAGGACGGGGTCACGGAGTCGCTAGCTAATCGGCTTAGTGACATTTTTGAATAAAGGTTATAGGATACTAACGATAAAGATCATTCTAAACATTTTCGTAGCTGAGGGCTTATGGGAAGATATAACGAGCAAAAATCCGCCAAACAAGTATCAATATGGAAGATTATTTTCGGTGTGGCTTTTGGGATAGTTTTGGCCGGGATGCTTACAACGTTTGGCTTTATATTCTTTACGGGGGCAGCAATATGGGGTTTTAATGAAACTATTAAAAATCAGAGTGCGCAGGCTAATCAATTTAATAATTTACGTGCTCTTGCTACCGTACCAATTTCTACGGCACCACCACAACAAAATAATCAATTAGAAAGTGTTGCTTCAGGTCACCAAGAAAGTATTATTCCTTTGCCTTTATTTCAGATTCCAAAAACTAGGGAAATGTTAATAAAGGAAAAAAGCCAGCATGCATATATGGAAGTTAGAAAGGAATTGAATGATTTTAAGTCCCAATATAAAAAACCTGATGAATGCTATAACATGAAAGACAACGCAACGCGGATGCATTGCGCTAATGCTTTTATAAAGGCACGGGAAGCTTATGAAGCTTTAAATAAATAACCAGCTATTTTTATTAAGCCTTTCCAGGTGTATAGCTTGTGTATTTCGTTTTCCAGTTGTCCAATGCGTTCAGCCTCACGCCGAGCATTTAACAGGTTTTCAGGCTTCCAAATCATTCTCTTGTGCATCAGCGAGCCGCGACTAAAGCACCATCCATCCCATCCCGGCGAATTGATTCGTTTAGAGTCCCATAATAGGATATAGCGCTCCATGACAGCCGGAGCGCCTTCCTTGTCCATTCGTGCTATTTCGGCAATATCAACGCCCAGTAATTCAGCGGCCGCTTTGTTGTTGGGTATTATTTTATTGCGCGTGTGGTAAAAGCTCGTTTTTTTCAATGCCATTTTTCCGACTCCATGCTGTAAGAATCATTGCTAACGCAAGACTTATGCCGCCAATGATTACAGCATCAATTTTACATAATATACATTATGCGAAGTCTTTATACATAGATCAAAAGCGGTTAATTAGGCCGTGTAGAGCTTCGCGCCATTAGATTATAAGGACGCAAGCGCCCGCGAATGGATATACACCGTTATCCTGCATGATCGTATCGCATTAGATCGCGCCCGCCGCGCGTTACTGTCCATCAGTCCATCAGATAGCAAAGCTCATCCGGAACCTGAATACCACCGTCAGGCCTAGCCCTTACGCCTAATTCAGCCGCTTTGAATAATGAACCGAACTTTTTCCTTAAAACCTTAGTGGTGCGAGAATTTAACCCCTGAAGCCCCTTAACCGCATCTTTGATTCCCTGGTTATTAATCAAACAGTCATCCTTTTTGATTTCATGGCTTTCAAGCAACGTATCAGTCTGTTTGAATTCCTGGCAATCATTCAAATACTCATCTTCGATTATCTGAAAATTATTCAAACCCTCATCTTCGATTATCTGGCAATCATTCAAAGTGCCACTCTTGTAAGCAGCTATTAATTTATTGACACCGTCAAGAATCCCCACCGGCACGCTAACTCTGACAGTCGATTCCGAAGGCTTACGCCCAGCCCCTTGCCGTATTCCACCACGCATAATCACCACCCGTAAACCAAAAAAAACCATTATATGATTTTCTGGCAATAATTCAATGTTTGATTAATTGCCAGTTATTCAACCCAATTTCGAGCCGGTTAGTGGTTTCCGTTATCCCCATGTTATTACAGGGGATGGACAAATTTTCGACCCCTTAGGGCCAGGTCATTCTGACCTCATTATGCAAGCCCTCACCCTCCACCGCCGCGAGGCTGTCGGGTGAGGCCTCGCATAATGCACGCTATGCAAAAAGGCCCCAAGGGATCAGAGATTGTCCCTTGAGGCCTTTCTACATAACGTTGATGTATTATGCGAAGTCCTGGAATGGGATCTATCCAGGCCTATCTGGACGGTTCCGGCGGGTTTGGTAACGCTAAGGACAATATGCGCCGTCTAAACGCTGGCTGCTTAGCCGCCGACTATTACGTGATGTGCTTGTTTACAGCGGTTGATTAAGTGATGAATGCCAATGCCTTAGTTTGTTAGGGGTTGAGCAGTATGCTTATAGCCTCAGCGATTATTTTACCCTCTACCTGGGTGTTTGGCGCTTTTGGCGAGTCCGTGTTCAATCCAGACTAAGGCTAGAGCCATAGAAACCCCATGGTTTTATTTAT